ACCTCTACATCGGCGACAAGTTGAAGTACTACGGGGCCGTCAACGGCCTGGAGGTCACCTACACCCACTGGTCGAAGGACATGATCCCGATGCGCGGTGCGGTGACCATCAGCATGCAGTTGCAGGCTGATCCGAACAAGTCGCCGAAGGTACAGGTCGGGCAGGGTAAGCCACAGTCCAACCTCGATTTCTGGACCGACGTAATGAACGGCAAGCGATGATCTCCGCGACTTCTCGATACGCATCTGCCTCGGTCGACGTCGTCACGTCGGACCGGGGAATGCACCAGTCCGTCAACGTTCCGACGCCTCAGGACCGCTCATTCGCCTTCACGTTCTACCAGGTGCGTGACGGTGACACGGTCGATTACCTGGCGCACGTCATTCTCGGAGACGGGACGTTGTGGTGGATGCTCGCGGACGCGAATCCGGAGATCCTCGACTGGTCGGCATTGTCGATCGGGGCAATCCTGAGGATTCCGAATGTCTAATGCTGTCATCCGGGCAAGATTCGAGGGGACGTATAACCTAGGCGTTGTCCAGCGCGCCGAAGTACGTGAGGGGTTCGGTAAGCACACGCTCACGATGATCGATTTCCCGAGCCCGCGCAACCTGCGCACGAGCGTCGTTCCTGAGGCCACTCCGCTAACCGTGCAGTGGGGAATGGCCCCGCTCGACGTCCGCACGTTTTACGGCTACGTGAATCATCACGAGATCGTGGAAGAGGGAGGTGCGTCATTCCTGCGCGTGTTCTGCCTCGGCACGTCAATGCCTCTGAACAACCCGAATCCGTCGTCCTGGAACAACATTTCCGCGTCATATGTGGCTCGACGCGTGGCGGAAAGGCACCACCTGCGCGCGGTGCTTCATCAGTCGAAGACAATTCTGCCGTACTGGGCTCAGGGAACTGAGTCTGATTTCGCGATGATGAACCGTCTCGCGGACCAGGCGGGATTCCGGTTCTGGATTGATGGGTCAACGTTGTACTTCCTGAATCCGGACATTCTGGTTCGTTTGCCGCAGATGAATTCCGTTCCGACCTTCGCAATGGACCGCAATGCGATTCATGTCGATAATCTAAGGTCGATTCACGTCATTGACGGGTCGCTCGCACCGCGTCCGGCTGGTGAATCCGCAAAGATCCAGCAGGTCTACGGAATTGACGCGAATAACAACCTAATTCGTGCGACCTCTGCGCCGACGATTGCTGATCGCGGATTGACGACTCCTACCGCCACGGAAATCAGTGACAAGGCAGTGTCCTCATTGGCCGAGGCTCGGCAGATTACGGACGCGAAGGCATCTCGTGGTGCCTGGGTAACGACAAAGGCGACGATGGAAGGTGCTGCTATCCTCCGGCCGGGTGATTTGGCTAACCTACGGGGTGAGGCGCTTCATAGTGATTACCATGGCCTTTGGCTGGTAAAGAACGGCGCGCACGTAATCGAGCCGAACAAGGACGGCCGTCTGGTCATGACCTCCGACATGGAATTGACCAGAAACCAGAAGGACTACACGTACTTCACCCTGAACACGACAATCAAGGGCGCGCAAAGGTCCGTGCCCGCTGTTCTCCGCGACGGAAATCGCTGGGAATCCGAGATCCTGGAGGCCGTATATGCCTGATGCACGTCTAGGCATCTACAAGGGCCTCATTGTCGACAGCCGAGACCCCGAGAATCGCGGCCGGGTGGTCGTGCAGATCCCGCAGGTACTGGGCGATACGCGGTCGAACTGGTGTGAGCCGATTCAGTCCGTGGTCTACGCGGCCGTGCCTGGTCCCGGCTCGATCGTCTGGATCATGTTCGTGGACGGCGACATCGCTCAGCCGGTGTGGTTCTCCCCGGACATGGTCAACGCGGCCAAGATCGTCGCGGGTGCCATCACCGCCGAGAAGATCGCCTCCGACTACGCCTACGTCGGCAACATCTTCGCCGACCAGATCGTCGGCGGAACGATCAACGCGGACCTCATCATCGCGGCGACGATGCGCACCGCACTTTCCGGGGCGCGCGTCGAGTTGGGCTCGTTCGGAATCGTCAACTACGACGCCAGTGGTGTACCCACAATCGTTCAGCCGACCGACTCGTCCCAGACTGCTATGTGGAAGGGTAACGGGCAGTTCAACGGCCTGACCGTGCTCGGCAGCGCCTCATTCCGGTCTTCCGCTGAAATCTCCAAGGGCGCTTTGATGACGCTCGCCCGTTCATCCACCGGGCCGACGGTGTCCCCGTCAATCGTCATCGATTGGTCATACGTAGCGCTGGATTCAGGCGGCTGGTTCATCAACGGGCTGGAACTCTACGACAACAAGTTCTGGGTCGTAAAGGACCTAAACGTAGGACCGCGAGTCGACGGCTACCCCACAACTGGAGGAAGTCCGGCGACCACGCTCGTCCTCGGCACATCGGCAGAGTTGCGTTCTCGGCCGTGGGGTGGGGTGACGAGAATCGGCTCGTCCTGGTACACCCTCGGATGGCGAGACGTAAACGGTACAACGACCTGGCGACTCATCAAGTACTCCGACACGGGTGTCACGCAGGCGGACGTTCAGCACACCCCTATCGGTAACGGGTTTGTCGACTCTGCCACTGCTGCGGTAGCAATCGGAAATGACGGCACGAATGTACTTGTCGCCGAATTCGATTCCGCCAACAAGCGCTTTCGCATTCAGACGTACAGCGCGTCGACGTTGGCACTATTGTCGACACAGAACACGTCGACCAACACCGGATTCTCGGGTCCGGTAGTAGGTGTGCGAAAGGGAACGTTCGACTTCGGATCGACCAGAACCGTCATCATCACGAAGAGCGGGGCACATTACTGGACGTTCGACAGCGCAGGGACGTATCAGCCGAACGACGCCTGGGCGTCTCCGGCGATCGGATCCATGCGCGGTGTGGTGTGGGACTCCGTAGACGGACGGTTCTACGGTCGATCGGTCGGCTCGGACAGTGACCCCATCAAGGTCTACAAGCACACCAAGACCACGTGGACCGGTACCGACCCGCAGACGTGGTGGGTAACCACGACGTGGCGCGACTCGGATTCCGGTGGCACCGGAACGCACGAAACGACAATGGGTCCTGTGGGTACGTTGTCGATGAAGAAGCGTGCGCGGTTGACGCTGACGTCTCCGACCATTCCGGACAACGGGGATCCGGATGACCCGAACTCGGTCGGATTCTACATCGGAAAGATCAGCAACGCTCGTACAAACCTATTCCTTCAGACGCTTCCTGCGGACGGTGTGAACACGGTTGTCCTAACCGACACCGTGGTATTCACAGGTACGAACCCCCCGTCGGCCAATAACTTCCCGTCCGGCACTGCGGGGAAGATCGTTAACGACGACAGCACGCTGGAAATCAACGGAGACGGGTCGATCAAGGCCTCGTCTATCACCATCGGCTCGACTGCCCTGGTGGCGACTCCAGCCTACTGGTTCGGGTACCTCAGTTCGGCCCCTGCCGCCATCGCGAACAACACCCTCACCACCATCACGACTTGGGTGGCTGACGGATCCCCCAACTCGCTGGGGATCACTCACTCGGCGGGCATCTTCACCGTCCCGGTGGCGGGGGAGTATGAGATCGCCGCGCAGGTCTGGTGGCCGTATGTCGCCAGCGATGCCGGTGGTCGACTGGCGCAATCCATGAAGAACCCGGCCTCTCCGATAGTGATCCAGAGCAGCACGGTCGCCGCCTCACTTAACTCGGATGCGCCAGCGCTGAATCAACTGAGGAAGCGCGTGCGCCTGGCCGCCAGCGACCAGGTCTACATCCGCTACCGCCACACTGCCGGTAGCGGCCTAACGAGAGGCCTCAGTGCCGGTGCGGACATCACCTGGGTCCAAATCAGATGGGTCGGACCGTAAGGTCACATAAACCGAGCAGAATATCCTGAGATAATCGAGCCATGCCCGTAGAGATCGCAATTCCGTTCCGCTTGGACGCGGACCGCCGAATCGCTGTCGAGACCAATCCCGACAAGCAGATTCGGCAGCACGTCATGTCCTTGGTGAACACGGAACCGGGTGAGCGGGCTGCGATGGGCGACTACGGGGTCGGCCTCCTGTCGGCCCTCTTCGAGCCGGGTGACGAGTCTGTGGCCGTCGACCTGGGCGAGGAGATCGCTGCCGCGCTGGCCCGCTGGGAGCCAGGTGTGGCTCTGCAGAGCGTTCGCGGGGTTCCCGGCACCGACAACGACGGCCGGGTCCAGGTGGAGGTCCAGTACCTGCGTACGGACGCCCCAGACACCCCAGTGAGCGGTCGACGCACCAACGTGGCAGTCATCACCGCAGGCGGACAGGTAAGCGAGGTACTTCGTGGCTGAGATCGCCCCCAACATCGACTACACCAGCCGGGACTTCGACGGATTGAAGAGGTCCCTGCTGGACTACGCGCGTGTCGCGTTCCCGGACTGGGCTCCCGGCTCCGAGGGTGACTTCGGCGTGCTCCTGGTGGAACTCCTGGCCTACACCGGAGACGTCCTGTCGTACTACGTCGACCGGGCCCAGAGCGAGTCCTACCTACCAACCGCGTCCCAGCGTGCGTCCATCCTGCAGATCGCCGAGCTGGTCGGCTACCGGCCGGGTACAGGCGCTCCCGCGACGGGCACGGTGACTCTCAAGTCAGCCGACGGCAGCGCGGCCGTCACGGTCCCTGCCGGAACACGGCTCGCGACCGACTTCGCGTCCGATCTGGACACCCAGATCATCTTCGAGACCGACGTCGAGGTGGTCGTACCCGGCAGTGGCGGAACGATCGCGATTGCCGTCACCGAGGGCGAGACCAAGAAGGACGACGTCACCGGCAATCCACTGAAGATCGCTGAGTCGACCGGCCTGCCGGACCAGACGATCCGGCTGCCGCACCCGAAGGTCTACGTCGAGACGATCCACGTCTATGTGGCCGGTGAGGAGTGGCTGGCAGTCGACCACCTGCTCGACGCTGACGCGGGCAACCGCGTGTTCGAGACGTTCTACGACGACCAGGGCTACTCCTGGATCCGGTTCGGGGACGGCCTGAACGGAGCGATCCCGACCCTCGGGCTGGAGATCACGGCCAAGTACCGGGTCGGGGTAGGTGCCGCAGGCAACCTTGCTGCGGGGCGTGTCATCTCTCTGTTCGACGCGGTCGCCGGGGTGAGCGTCGAAATGTCGGGCGGGTCAGCGAACCTGTCCACGTCGACTGCGATGACCGGTGGTGCGGACCCGGAGAGCAACGAGCAGATCCGGATCAACGCACCTCGCGCGTTCCACTCGCAGCAGCGAGCGGTCACCTTGGACGACTACAAGAACTTCGCGGTGGCCGTGCCGGGGGTATCGAGGGCGAACGCGGTGGCCAACTTCTTCTCGTCGGTAACCGTCTACATCGTAGGCCCGGACGGTGGTGCTGCGTCTTCGGCGCTGACCGACACGGTGCAGACAACTTTGCGTAACCGCTCACTAGCGGGAGTCTCAGTGAGTGTGGGGAGTCCGACCTTCATTCCGGTGAACATCGGAGCGACGGGCGGCAGCGAGGTCGCGGTCGAGGTGTGGCCGACGTACTCGCGCACGGCCGTGCAGTACCAGGTGGAGCAGGCGCTGAAGTCCCTGCTGTCGTTCGAGAACGTCGACCTGGGCATGAAGTTGGTGGTCGCCGAGGTCTACCGGCAGATCATGGAGATCGAGGGCGTGCGGTACGTGACGATCCCACTCATGGCCCGCTCTGACGCAGCCCAGTCCGGCACAGCGGACATCCAGTTCAAGCCTTGGGAATTCCCGAAGGCTGGGAACATCGTCGTAACGTCATCCGGAGGTATCGGCTAATGGCCACATCTGCCACGTTCCCTAACGGGATCGCCGCATTCAGCGAGAAGCGGAACCTGCTGGACGACGTCGATGCCGCTGACATCAACAAGATCCAGGCGGAAATCGTCGCGATCCAGGCGGTCCTCGGTGCGTTGGTCAACGAGGTGGACGAGATCGATGCCGAGGTCGACGCGAACTCCGAGAACGATGCCGCCAACATCGTACGCAACACGACGAAGTTCAAGAACCTCGCAGACCAGTTGACTGCTCTCCGGGCGGGCACGCACATCCCGGTCTTCCAGTCGACTATGGGTCGCGCGAACATCAGCAGCCACGCCACGACGTGGGCCCAGATGAAGTTCCCGAAGCCTTCCATCGACACACACCGGGGCTACAGCGCCTGGGGGTTCTACCGCGCCCCACGTTCGGGGTTCTGGATCGCACGAGCGCAGTTGAACTTCCCGAGCAGCGCATCAACCGGTACATACTCGGCCTACGTCAACGTGGGAGGGCAGCCCGCTTGGGCCATTGCCGACAAGGACCACACGGTGAACAAGGGACGCGGTGTGTTCCTGAACCCGTTCTACCTCGGCTATGTGAAGCGTGGATCACCGATCGTGGTCTACGTGAACCAGAACACTGGTGGCCCTCAGATCCTGACCTCGGCGATGTTCTCGGCAGCCATGGTCCGAGACATGGAGCCCGCCCTGTTCAACCCAGGGTTCGAGGGTCCGCTTCCCGGATAGGTGGCTAATGGCAACGTACGGTAGAGACTTCTACGGACTCGCCAAGTACGGGTCGAGTGTCTTCACAGACTTCGACGTCAACCCGTTCGACGCGCAGCCGGACGGATACAACGCGATCCGTGTGACCTGGCACTCCCCGTCTGGAACGTGGCAGGGCCTTCGCCTGCTCCGCAGCCGGTACGGCTACGCGGTCAACGAGAACGACGGCGAGATCCTCATCGACACCACGTCGAGCGCGTCGGAGTTCGTGGACCGGAACCTGAACGGAGGCGCGTGGTACTACTACACGCTGTACGTCAAGGTGTCCGGCGTGTGGCAGCGGGCCGGTGCTACGTCGAGCCTGGCCGTGCGGGAGACCGGATTCCGGGACCTGCTGTGGGAGCGCGTCCCGAGGTACTTCCAGTACGCTCCGCGCTTCCTCGACGGTGGAGTCAACCCGTACTACAGCAGCGCCGAGGTCTACGACCCGGACCGGTACGACCAGAAGAACCAGGAACTACGCCAGTTCCTGGACGTCCTCGCGTGGGGGCTCGACTGGGTCCGCAACTACCACGACACGACGCTGTGGGCCAACGATCCTCGGCGCATCCACCTGGAGAACCTGGACCGGCTGGCTCGACAGTTGGGCACCACGTACGAGTACGAGATCCCGGCTCGGGTCCTTCGCGGCAAGGTCGCCAACGCTGCCCTGCTCGCGCGTCGTCGCGGAACGCTGGACGGCCTGCGTGATGCTGTGACGCTCAGCACCGGCTGGGACGTCGACCTGGAGGTCGGTGTCAACCGCTTCCTGAACCAGGACCAGTCGGCCTTCGCCAACCCGCAGTACAGCGAGTGGAGCCCTGCCGTGAACTACGCGTCAGGCGACCGGGTCCAGTTCGCGGGCCGGATCATGCAGGCCAAGCCGGGTGGTGCCTACGGGGATGCGCAGAAGCCTCCGACCGCACCGACCACCAGCAACACGTGGTGGACGATCGTGGACCAGTTCTACGACGACACCGAAACGCTGAGAGATGAGGCAACGGCGTCATACGTCGGGTGGAAGGCGTTCCGTTCCTCCGGACCGTGGTACGGAGATGAAACCGACGTGGTCTTGGGAGTCTCCTCGCCAGTCGACACGACCCTGACGAACTCCAACACGTTGAGGGTAGGTAACTGGGCGGGATCCGCTTACGCAATGGAACTGTGGGGCGCGGCCAACGTTGGGTCGACCGCCGCACCGCTTCCGGAAGCCGTCGTACGGCAGGGGATTCCGATCCCGCGTGCACTGACCTGGAGTCCTTCGGAGAACTACCAGGCGGGCACCATCGTGCTCTACGGCAGCCGCACGTACCGGGCTCTGCGAGAGAACACTGGACGTAACCCGGCCACGTACACAATGTTCTGGGAGAAGGTCGGTGCCGACGAGCGCGTCCGGCTCGCGTTCTCGTTCTACAGCCACGCGAAGATGGACGGATCAGCCGGTGTCGCAGTTACGCCCGGTGTCGCGTTCTACGACGAGCGCGGAACCCTGATCAAGGACGTCCAGACCGCCAGTTCCTCACAGGGCCTGTTCTTCGACACCTTCAACCAGGACGCATCGTTGCCGTGGGCCTCTCGGACGCCAGACCACGCGTTCTCGTCCGAGAAGTGGGTCCTGAACACCGGCAACTGGGACGTGGCCGAGGTGTCCAACAGCGAGCGGTACGCCTATCCGCTGACCCCGACCAGTGCGGTAACCACCGTTACCCTGCCGTCCGAGAAGAACTTCTACAAGGTCGCAGTCACCTTCAAGAAGCCCGCGCTGAGCGGAGCCACGCAGGCGCTGGTGCTTCGGTACGTTGACGCGAACAACTACCTGCGTGTGACGCGTACGTTGGTGCAGAAGATGGCAGCCGGTGTGCTCACTACTGTGGCCACCCTGTCGACTCCTGTTTCGGATGGTGATCGTGTCACCGTGTTGATGGACGAGACCGCCAACACGCAGACCGTGTACGTCAACAACGTCCAGGTGGCCTCGGTGTCCGGCCAGCCGCAGCCTGCGGCCGGGGTCGGGTCCAACCGCTACC